TTCCAATACTGCGCTGCCAATGATTGTAGTTAAATGATTTTCAAGATTAAGAAAAAGGTCTGCAAGGTAAGTAATGGGTGCAGGACAACCTGTGACAATAGGGTTAGAGGATGCGTTCGTAGATTTGCCAGTCATTGGCACTCCTTTAACCCTAGGCGTTGTATCGCTTAGCGCACGCTAAGCAATTACAGTTTATCAGGTAAGGGATGGCAACGTAGAAGGCCAAGGAAGGTCAGTAACAGACATCGCTGCAGGACCTGGATCGTTTGGCATTTCATCATCCACGTAAACTTCAATTCCTTCAACAACAACCAAAACATCATCTTTTACACGACCACGCACGCGATACATGGTAACGCTGTAATACCTAGCGTCATACATAAACATGTCGTTTAAGTGTCTTTGGTATTCGTAAGGTTCTTCAATACCAGCATCTCGCATGTCGGCAATAGACAAAACAACGTTTACCACCTGTACTGGTTGCCTACCTTCTGGGATAGCTCGTTTTGTATCTTCGGTTTCAGTAACCATCAATACTGGGACAATTACTTTGTCTTTGTATTTCTTACCATCTGACCCATACGGCCCTTCATCGTACACATCATCGTATTCACTGCCAGTGGGCGAGAAAGGAATAAAACTAAACCACGCTATGGTTTCCCCAACTTGTCGGTGATATTGACGATAATTCTTGCGAATGTGAGCAAGTTCTCTGCGACCATCCATGATTTATATTCCGTAGATAGCAGACGAGTTGGTAGTCACCCCAGGTTCAATTGTGACGAAAACATCGCTAATTTGTTTGTCTTCAGGTTCTTCAATGTTAATAACACCATCTCCAATTTCTGGAAACAGTCGTTCAATCGGCCCATACTCTCCAAGTTCTTTAGACTTATAGATTGGAACATACCTATTTGTTCCTCTAGACACACGGCGAAGGTTCATTATCTCAATTCGTTCAAGACCAATGTTTAGCGCTTTAGCTTGTTTCTCGTAAGCCTTTGACCAATAGTCAAGCAAGCTTTGAACCATCCTAAACCTTTGGCTTGCAGGAATATGTACTGATTCTGAGGTAGTAACATCAATGTCTCGGCTGTACTCGGTGAGCAATCCCCACAGAGCCTCTACAACACAGCTCATACCAATTGTGTCAATGACAATTCCAGACATTCTTTCAAGCGGCAAATCTAGGTTGTAGACGTGTTGCTCAATAGCATGGTTTGCATAAAATTCAAGGTCTGATGGCAAAACCCATTCGTAGTAATAACCTTCAACCAAGATACTTGCGCCAGAAGGAGGAGTTTGATTAAAACGCAAAATACCATTGCGTGCGTCTAGCGAATAGTAAGAACTAGCAGACGTGTTTGAAGTTATTGTTACAGGAGTAGTATTGGTGTATGAAGCAACCCATAGAGAATCAGCGTCAATGTTTGGATTACCTAGTTCGTAAGTTCTTCCTACTGCATTAAACGACACCTGAAAGAATTTAGGAAAGTCTCTTAAAAACCCTCTAGCAATAGTCGTAATTGTTTCTACTGAAGCAGGGTCAAATACTGTATGCATGATAATAGTTTACTTTATTATTGATCGCCAGAACCAGAGCCGGGAACTGTGTCTTGCAATTCTTGGTTCATTGCAGGTTGTTGTTCTCTAAAACGCCCCAAGCTAACGCGGCGAACTCTTGTAATGTCTGTAACAGTTCCCGTAGGAGTAGGAAGAAGTTCCTCGCTCACAATCCAACAAGCAAAAATGGATTTAGAGGAACATCTGGAATTACTGTGTATACACCTAAGTTTTGCCAAGATCCGGAATGCTTTACATACAAAGATGATTGACCGTTGGCTGGTGTAAAGCCAGTTCGGATATACAAGTCGCCATCTACACCTACTGCAGGAGGAACTCCAGTACCACTACGGATAACTGTGGAAGTTAATTTGCGTTTATCTACAACGCTGTTGTTACCAAAAGTTTCTCCAGATTTGCGGTACAGAGCATAAAGAACTATTTGAGTGGAGGCAACTGTTGGGAAAATTGGATTGGTTGCACTTGCAGTACCTATTACAGTGTTTAAAGAAAAAGTTCCAGCGCTGTTTTGGGCAACAATTAAATCAAAACGTGGGTCAGCGTCAGGAGCAGTAAATGTAAGTGTGTCTCCAGAAACTGAACCGTACACTCCATCAATAATTACTTCTCCGCTAGCAACAATTGCTGAACCGTTAGAAGCTGCGTTGAAGGTAGCAGATAACCCAGAAAGAACCGCGTAGCGGTTGTTTCCAACAATTTCAAAATCTAATGAATCAGGTTCTGCTTGATCTAAACTTTGGATTGATACACCAAATTGATTTGCGTTCGGTACTATAAATCCTGTCATTGTTTAAACCTCAGAGTGTGTCGTAGATGTTTCCTGATTTCTTAAGATAGTTAAACAATTCACGAGGAAGCTTGTAACGCTGTCCATCCACGAATGAATAGCTTGACTGACTCCAAAACATAACCCAGCTACCTTTAACTCTTGCTGATACCAAGTCGTCTTTAGTAGTTGGATCAAGTACTTCAGCCTCATCACGATCAATTGCATACAAGCTTTGATCTTGCTCAACAAATTCTTTAATTTCTTTTTTAGCACGTGCCATTTTATGGCTCCTTTTTGTATAGGTTAAGAATAAAGTGGGGGTATTAACCCCCACTTACATCTTAGAGATTAATTAAGCGATTGCTCCACCCTTGGTGTTAATCACAACACGGGATTCTCCAGTAATCATACCGAAGCCCCAAATTGCGTACCAAGCAAGACCATGCTCACGACCAAAGTCAATGACACCACCGTCACGGAGTTCTACTGGCAATGCAATAGCGTGACCAAAAGCGTTGTCACCAATCATGATGGCGCTGTATGAAGTTGCTGTTGGAGCCTGTGCACCAGTTGTACCTGATACAAGGTCTGCAGGACCGCCGCCTGCAACAACTTGAGTTGTCTCAATGAACACTACGTCGTAGATACGACCAATTTCACCGAGCATGAAGTTGCCTGGGGCAGCATACTTAGTTACTTCAATGAATTCTGGCCAGTCACGAAGCGCACGGCTTTGTGATGGGTGAACGAAGCAAACATAAGTGTCGCCAAGACGTGGGATGTTCTGACCAGCAAGGATTTCAACTGCATCTTTAATAGTTGCAGGTGACAACCAACCTGGGCTGTTGTATGTGCCCAAAGTACCATTGTTGTATGGTGACAATGCATCACGAGTAGTTGCAGGGTTGCGACCAAACACGACGCTTGGTGGAACTGCTGCACCACCAGCGAATGGAACTGCATTCTGGTAGAGAGTGTTGCGAGCTTGAATGTCCATGGATTGTGCCATGTGACGACCAAGCAAACGGCTTGAAGATGCCATTACGTCATCAAACGATGCGTTGAGGAGAAGTTCAGTTACTGCAAGAGCCTGTCCTTGTTCACCAACCGTGATTTGAATCTGTGATGCTGAAAGAGCCACTGGCTCCATGCGTACGCCTTCAGTCAAAGTTGCACCTGCAGCCTCGTCTGTTGACAAGTTTGAATAGCGCATGAAGTTGATTGTGAGACCTGGCATGACACCAAGTTCTGTCTTCTTTACAGCGAACTGTTCAAAGCGAAGAACTGGCATTGCTTGGAACAAAATTTCTTTTGACCAAATCTGTTGAATTGCTGGTGAAAGTGTTGCATCACTTGAGTAGCCTGTTGTCGTTACTGACGTAAGACCTGCTCCTGTAATTGCGCCACCTTGTGGGCCTGGAATTGCCATAATTTATCTCCTAGATTTCCTATTGAATATGGACCTTAAAAACGACCCTTGTTGGATCGTGAACTTAATAGCCTGTCTCTCATTTTAACATACTGGTCCATTGTCATGTTTCGGATATCATCCGAGTTCAACGTTTGGTACTCCGTTTGGTTTTCCATTGGTCCAGAGACAGGCGAAGTGACTGAAACGCCTTTAACTTGGCGTGGTTGATTCGCTTGCTGAACACTTTGAATTATAGCAGCACTGCGTTGGCGCAAGATATCTACTGAAGCGTCTATCTCTTCAATAGAGTTACCAGCAACAAGATCAATCAATTCTGGAATGATGTTTTCTTGTTCCTCGTGAAGCTTGCGCTGACGGTAAGCCTCTAATTCGCGCAATTGGCGCTCTTTATCAAGCAACGCTTGTTGGGACTTGCGATCCTCTTCAATTGCTGCAAACCTGGACTGCCACTCGGCGTCAATGTTCTTAATTTTGGCATTGAACTCATCTTCGGTTTTGGCCAACAACTGTTTGGATGTAAGTTCTTCAAACTCACGTTGTTTGCGGATTTCTTCCTCAGCACGGGCTTTTTCTTCAGCTTTTTTAATAGCTTCTTCACGGTCTTGAGCAAGTACTTTAAGTTGCTCTTCCATGGCTTTTGCTCGTGCATCGGCTTCTTCAAGACGCTTGTACATCTTGTCTTTTTCCTGTTTACGGATGTTTTCCACATCTGTCTCAGAAAAGATTTTACCCGTTGGGGTAACTTGATTACTTGGGGCTACTTGTTGAGCCGCCTCATTAAACGCATCAACTGCAACTGCAGGGATGGTGATTTCATCTGTTTCTCGCTTTGCCATAATTTTCTCCTATGTTTTGTTTAGCGAATATTTACTGATGTAGTTAACGAATTATTTGTCTTCATCAGGAATACGACGCTGTGCAAACCTTGCGCCATATGCCCGACTAGTCATTTTATTAATTAGATCTTCCTCAATTGGTGGAATACCACCAACACCTGGAAGCGGTCCGCCCGTTCCCGAACTTCCCGCACTAGATACATTAGCACCTCCAGCAGAAGTCGTTTGCATACCAGAGGTATCAGGCAGTAGGCCTGTAGCGAGCATTACTGCTTGACCAATTTGTGCACGTACCATATCAAGTGCACCTTGATCAATTGCATCGTCCATAAGTTCATCAAAGATTTCAATCATCTTCTCATTCGGGAACTCTTCGCCTAATGAACGAAGCGCACCTTTTTTAGATTCAATACCCAATGCCATCTTTGCTTGTGCTTCATTAAGCTTAATAAGAGCGTCAACAGGAAGAGGTTCTGGCCAATGGATTGTTGTCTTATATGTATTTGGGTCCATTGGGTCTAATTGAGTTAGTTGATCTGCTTCCGGCATTGCGGATTGTGATGGGTCGTACATTAGAAGTTCTGGCATAAACACCGCCGCTGTTCTAATAATAATTTCATTAAGCTTCTCTAAACCATTAGTGAAGTGCACTTTCTTCATTTGATAACGGTTCATTAAAGGTTGATACTGAATTGCTAGAGCAACTCCAGAAGTATTGGATACTGGTTGAAACTGTCCCAATGCTGTTTCAGGAACACCAGTAATTTCATGCATTGCTCGTTTGATTAACTGAATGTATTCAAGCGCTCCAGCCATTTCTCCACGAGATTCAAGGTTAAATACTTGTGCGTCTTTTGGTAAACCAGCCCAAACTTTCTTTGGACCTCGCTCAAGTTGGCTTGCTTTTGCACCAGTAATAATTGTTACAGGAGCAGCGTGATAATTAATGATGTCCGAAACTTCGGTCATCTTTTCGTTCAACTCACGATTCAATTGAATTACATCCCAGATGTCTGATTGACCCCAAGGTGATGAAGTGATTGTGATGTTTGGAATATGCACAATAGGAACTGTTCCAATTGGATTTGGATACGAATCAACTAGTTCGTCATTTACATATTGCTGAACTAATTCATCTGTAAGAATTTCCGTAAAGGTGTAAACCTGACGAGTTCCTTCTGGAGATGTGCCCCAAAAACGATACTTAAGTTTAAAACGCAACAAGCGTTCACGATCATGTGGATGGTATTCAGGGAAACAGTGCGCTGGGTTAAGAGGCAAAATGCGAACACGTCCAGGGCGCATAACGCCCGCACCATCCGTGTACGGTTCATCATACGCAACTTTTACAAAACAATCTCCAGTAACACTGGCTAGTTGACCCATCTGCCAAAGCAGATAATGCTTATTGTTTTGATTATCCCAAATCTCGTGAAGAAGTCGTGGAATGATTGCTTGATTTTGTTCTGGAACTTTAAACTGAATTCCTTTACCAAAACAAAAATTGGTGATGAAGTCCGACATTGTTCGGACATAGTTCATCGTTATGTTGTTGTCGCCCATCTCACGACGGTATGACCAGTGGTGTCCTAGATACCAAGCCCATGCAGCCGAATAGCGATTAAGGCGTGGGCCGTGAACTTCAAACTCTTCGTCGGCAAGTTCAACTAGTCCTAGAGGACTGATAGCAACTGTTAAGTCGCTAGATGCAGCCCTATAAGACGGAGACCAAAAATCAATAGGCATTTAAAACCTCTTTAAGAAAGTAATAAGATATTACTTCTTTTTTGCTGGGGCTTTTTTGGCAACAGGCTTTGCTGGGGCTGCGGCTACGGCTTTAGTAGCCAAGTCAATCAACATGGTTGTATTTTTGTCACCGATTTTAGTTGAAATAAATGACAAAGCAAGCGCTGCTACTGGAACACAGGCAGCTACTACTTCTGCTGAAACGTCGTATTTTGTGCCGACATATGTCAACAAGCCTAACAAGGCTCCTTTTGCTGTTGCGTCTACATGAGCTGTTTTCATGGTATTACTCCTTTTGTTGGTTTGTTAATTATACAGGTTTACGCGATTTACTGCGTACTTCGTATTCTTGCACAAATGTGTGGTATGGTGCACCCGTGTAAGGGTCAAACTTAGCAGAGATTGCAATGGCTTTTATAGCGTTGGATTTTGCTTGGTTTACCGTCTGCTTTTTATTGTGCACTAAAGCCTGTAATGCCCCAAGAGCATATGACGAACCAGTGCCAATTGCATAAAGTCCTGTAAAGTCGGAATACCACGAATAATCACCATCAATTAAGTACAGAGTTCCGTTGATCGCCAAGAGGATAGTTGACCCTTGTTCAGCCATGTGTTCTTTATCATCACGATCAGGAACTGAGTATCCCTGAGAATCAAAACATTCTCGTAGTGCCGGAATGAACTTGCTGGTAATAAATTGATCTAGTTTCTTACCTTTAGTGTTAGGTGTTGGCGTAGGTGGTTGAAATACATGTTGAAGAATATTAATTGCTCTAAGGTCACCAGCAGTTGCCAATAAGTATTTTCCATTGACAGCCACTTTTCCAGAACCTTCACGCAAAGTTCCTATTTGGGATATCAGTCCATCAGAATAAGAATCACTAATACGAGAGTCAGCACAGATTAACGAAAATCCGTCTCCTTGAATAGCAATAATTGTTGTCATGTGTTTTACGCACTGTACTCTTTGCCGTGGTACATTGCCCAACCATCATAAATTGGAATTACTTCGTATGCAAATTTGTGTGCCCCAGTGTCTTCATAAGTAACTACACCAAGACCTTGTTGCCAGTTCTCATAGCGAATTAATGGTCGCCCATCTAAATCTACGCCACCTTTAGTAGAAGGGATAGCACCATCAATGCGAGCGAGACAACCAGGCGACGCCGCCATGATTGTGCGAGGACCGTCAAAGTCTTCTCTAGTCTTATACGCAGTTTCAATCCTGTGAATGTGTCCATAAATTACGCTCGTTTTCTCTGCGTTTAAATAAACGTGTGCTGTTGATCCTGATGATTTAACTCTATCTCCGTGAATGACTCGTAACTTTTCATTAATCCAAAAATCAGATGCTGGGTATCCTGGTCTGTACTCAACACCAAACTCATCCATTCGGCAAAGATATGGAACACTCAATACGGGCCAAGATTCTGGAATATTCCCTTTTCGTAATCCATAGGCAGCACCAGCGTTGGTAAGTAAATATTTAGGCATTCTTTCTTCGTGGTTACCTGCTAACCAAACAATTTGTGCGTTTGGAGCAGCGTTTCTCATCTCTGCACAAAAAGCAGTTGCTCTGTCAATTGATGCCTGTGTTGTTTGTGCATACGCTGGGTATGTAAGATACTTTCCCATTTCTGGTAAATCTAAATTGTCACCAACACAAACAATTACTTCTGGCTTTACTGTTTTGATTATTGCCAATGAAACAGAGATTGCTTTTTCGTCATGGGTTGCTTCTAGCTCTCCAGACCTACTACGATAGAAACCTATTTGTAAATCGGGAACAACAACACACGTTTTAAAACCAGTGGTTGGTTTAGACGACGTTTTGTTTACAGGAACTTTAAAAGAGGGACCTTGTTTAACCAGCGGCCACTCTGGACCAACCTCCCATCTAGGAGATAGCTGGACAACAACTGTTTCTTGGGTTTGTGGTTCTCCTTCTTTGTCTTTAGAAAAACGTTGTGTAACAGTAACTTTTTTAAGGTCACCTATCTCCGATACATCAATGTCTTTTTCTAGCAACACGTCTGCTAAAGAACTAAGCAATTTATCTTTGCGTTGTTTCTTTTCTTGTTCAGACGTGATGTTATTTAGTTTGCTTTGCAAGTTACTCATTGTTTGTTCTCCAAGTTATTCGGGAAGCATAAACATTGATCATCTGTTCCCGCTTTAAAACAATGACGTTTATGATTGATTGTGGTTCTTGATATTGAAAATCCTTCTGTAATTAATGCTTTATGTATTTGACTTGATGAAGCAGGGCTTTGTAATGCAGATATAAAAGCTTTCGCTGTTTCTTTGTCCAATCGCTTGTAAATCTTTCCCAGCGGACAAGGTGCTTCAACTGACTGTGACATCACTGCTAGTTTAGAAAGCAGTGTTTCTTCTTGTGTACCTTTTGTCATTTTGGTTCCTTTTTAGCCAACTTGTTTTTCTTTTCCAACAACAGCTTGTCTATTAAGTCTACTAACGTCTGTTCTTCCATTTTCCCTGGATAGACTTTTCGTAGAAAGTAAACAATTAGATCAATGTCTGAAACCCGCATATAGGCATACTATCAACTCAGTGACGGGTCGTCAACAGAATGTTGTAATGTCTACTTTAGGCCTAGAAGTTCCTTTACCTTTGGCCCAACGATAGAGTCGGCGTTAAGTTTGTTTGCAACTTTGAACGCCTTGACAGCCTCTTGAGTTTTTGGTCCAAGGTCGCCATCAATTGCCCCGTTGTAAAAACCTTTGTCTTTAAGGGCTTGTTGGAGTTCTTTGTTTGCATCCTTAGAAACGTCAGCTACCGGAGCTGATGCTGTGCTTGCAGCAGGTGCTGGTTGTCCAGCAGCATAAGCAACAACGGCTGGAGGAGGTGTATCACCACATACGTAGCGCAAATGCCAGGGTTCGCTCGGAACCACTTCCCATGAAAATCCAAAATCTTTAACATTGGCAATTAACCAATTGAGACGCTTTGGCTCACTTGCTGAGTGCACGTCAACGGCAATACCAAGATTATGGTTTGATTTACCTGGGGTGGCAAGCATTGCCATACCCTTTTTCAAGTACCAAGTTTTTCCTTCAAATGTTTTTGTAC